CTTAAATTAATAAAGCCGAGTTTTAAGAGTTAGCACTTGCCTCTCGAAGATTTCTTCTAAACATCTCTTCAAAGCTTAATTTTTCAGGGGCTGGTTTAACAACCCTTGTATTGGTGATTCCTTTAGCTGCCTTTTTAGCTTTTGCAACTTTTCGCTTTTCTTCTTCCAAATCAACTTTTTTTTGTCGCTCTGCCTCTGCTTGCATCTTAGTAAGTTGTACAGTTGGCGACATTTCATAAGCTTCTTCTAGCGTCTTAGCTTTGCCCTTCACTATTAAAGAACTCATCTCGTCATAAGCTTCTTCAAATAATGGGTGCTTTGGCTCACCACTTTCATCAATTGCAAATTTGAAGTCCCGTATCTGCTTGGCGATTTCCGCGTCTTGTCTCGCTGCAATATTAGTTTCTTTTTGCACATTGCCTTGTTTTATTTGTGCTACGTCTTTTTTTAACTCGGTAATTGTTTTATCATAGTCAACAACTTCATCATTAGACTCGTCGTTGACAAATTGCTTAGGGTCAACCCTATAGGCTTCCATAAGCTTTTTTATGGTTGGAGCTGGATTAGTGATTAGGCTTTGTTCAACACTTAGCAACCTTTTAACATATTCTGGTGCTTCAATGCCTCTAGCCTTCAATGCCTCCTTGGCTCTATCGTCAAATATTTCATCCCAAGAACTAACTTGCTTTGCAAACTCTGCACGCTCACCAGCCTTGCGATGATAATCTTTTCTTAAGTTCTCATACCTACTTATTAAAACCTCGGCTGCTTCCTTTGTTTCAGGATTATTTAAAACAGCTTCAAACTTTTCTTTTTCCTCTTTTTTCCACTCTTTAGGTATTAACTTAAATTCTTCTTCTATTTGGTTTACTTCTTCACTTTGCTCTTTTTCTGATACTTCAAGTGCATCATTATTGTCTTGTGTTTCTTGCTCAACAACCTCTTCTTCATTTACAACTATCTCCTCTTTTTCTTCAATAACAACTTCTGGCTTTCCAAGTGCCTCATTAAGAGCATTCTTCAAATTATTAGCTAAGTCATTGTTTTCTTGTACTACTTCTTCTGTCATATTACCGCTCCTTTTAATGACATTAAATTAAACTCCTACAATTGCATTGTCTTGCGGATTCGCCTCTTCCGCTTGCAACTTCCTTTCCTCAGTTTCCGCTTTTTGCGCCTCGTTTAACGACTTTAAAGCTAACTCAACTCCTTTTAAATCTAACTTTTGACCTTCCCTTGTGTCTTTCATTCCAGCTTCTGCTGCTCTTATATCTAATTCTTTATCTTTTAATCTCAATTCAGCTTGCTTAAACGTAGCATCTAATTGCAACTTAGCCATTTCCCTTTGTTCTTTCATTTGTTCAGGGCTTGGTTGTTTAGGTTGATTAGCTTGTTTTGCAGCTTCCTTAACCCTATCCATAACAGCTTGTTCAATATCACGCCCCATCTTAAACTTTTTAAGCATAGCCATCAACAAATCGCTTGTAGCTTGCAAGCCTAACACTTGAACCATTGCAGGAGTGCGCTGTACAAAATCACTTACCGCAGCAGTAAACTCTATTATGTCCTGTTTATCTGCTATATCATCAGCTGCTATTGTTGAATCAGTTTGTATATCAACCAAAACACTAGCAGGCTCTGTTTGCTCTAATATCTCTTTATAAATCGCAACTTCATCAAGAGGTACAGACGTTTGCAAAGCTATAGTTTTTGGCTCAAACTTATTAACTATAATTTGCCCTGCTATTCTAAATGCATCACGTATTAATCTCTGCACGTCACGTTGATACTTAGATATTCTTAGCGTACCAAACCTTCCCTTAATCCTTTGCGCTCCTAAAGTCTCCCTAGGGTCTGATTGCCCTCGTAATATATCCGCATATCCCATTATTTGATATATAGAATCAATAATTTCTTTTCTTTGCTTATATAAAGACTCGAGTACTGCAATCTGATTGTTTAAATCCTCTGTGTCCATTACTGATTTTATACCGCCCTTACTTTGTAGCTTACTAAAGTCTTTAATAGGTATAAACTGATTATCTTGTGCTGAACTTAACTGCTCCAAGTCACTAAAAGAGCCATCATAAACGCCACGTCTTCTTAAGCTGTCTACGTTTCTTCTTATTCTTGTAGATACTTCATCAAGTTCATTTGCTAAATCTTGATAAAACACAAACAAAGGCACTGGTTTAATTTCACCAGTAGTTGTTGATGAGAATAACGGCTTTGGTATAGGGTAGAATTCATCTAGTTCAAGAGGGTCTTTATCTATTCTTAATGGGCTATTGACCGCCTTTCCATCTGCTATCCATAAAACACGCCTATTAGTTTTATCCCATACTTCCCAAACCTCAGCATTTCCAAATTTGTTATTCTCTGGTGTGTAAGTTCTGTTGGTTTTATCAGACTCATCTTGATACGTATATTCCAGTGTATTAGCAATAGATGTTCCAAACTCTTCTTTTGCTTCCGTGTAAGTAAACAACCCCCTAAACGCTATCCAAGGTAACGACTCCCATTTTTTACATTTTGGATATAGCAAATCTTTCCATTGTACATGTTCATATCGCACCTCTTCAAAAACAAGCTTTTCATCTTGCTCTATTACAACTTCGCCATCATCGTTGGTAGCTTCCTTTTCCCTCTTATCAAAGGTAGGTTCATACATCACACGTAAAACGCCAGTTCCAGGCAATAATAAATCCTTAACAGCACTTTCAATAGAGCTTACCGTTTCTGGCAACTTTCCATTATAAGCTATAACATCTTCTAGCATCTTTGCAGCCTTACGGGCATTCATACTATCAGTGTCGTTAGCCCTTACATCAGGCTCAGGTGTTTCACTAAATAAAATTGGTTGTATAGTTTCCGTATTAGAATACAGAATATTATAACTAGACAGAAAATTTCCACTAGCTATATTTCTTTGGCTTGTATTGCGCTCCTCATCACGATAACGACATTCTATTTTATCGCCTCTTTCATGATAATCTTTTAGATATTCTTTAGCTGTGGCAATTTGCCCCTGCCAAAAATTCAGGGTATCACTATTCTTTGATACTGGAACTTTTTTATCTATATTCATAATGCAACCATTGAAAAGTTACACAACATTAACACATTACAACTACAAATACAACACGTTATATTATTGGTCTACTAACACCGTGTGTATTACGTCTCATAACTCCCATAAAAGTATTTCTATCATCTACTATAACGTTCTGGTCAAAGTCCTCTTGATAACCTACTGCCAAATATCTAAACGCATCTGCACCATGTTTAAACCAGCCCTTAGCTGGCACGCCAGTAAACACCTTATGTTTATCGTCCCATTGCTGTGCAAAAGCCCCTAAAGACTCACGCCCTTCTTGTGTTTTATCTTTATCAAACACACAACGATTAAAAAACGCCTTAGCTACAAAAATATCTGATACTTCTGATTGTGTTCTTCTATGGCATTTCCAGTCTTGGCTTGGCATAAGCTCTTCAAACTGCTCCTTAACACTCTTACCATCTCTTGAACCCATTTGCACATAATCCGCATCATGTGGTAAGTGGTGTATTTCATATAAGTAACGCCTATCTTGTAACTCTTGTGCGTAGTGTGCTGGACCTTGCATGTTATTCTGGTAATAATCTATCACTCTAACTTCACGTCCTGCATATTGCACAAACCATATTGCAGTATAATCTGTACGCCCAATATCCCACCATGTATGTACTGGTAGACTAGGGTCATAAGGCACGCTTGTAATTCTATTATCCTGCTCTGCTTTTGACAACTCCCCAACGTAATAAGCCCCTGGCAACGCAGCATCAAACGAACAAAAATACTCTTGCAGCCAATAAGCCTTTCCTGCATCTTCACCATAAGCCGATTGATATTCTCTTAACTCATTTTGCAATTGCTCCTCTGTAAACACATCTGTATCATTAGCCGTTGATTTAGTACTGTACCATTCAGGGGATTTTTCAGCCATGTTATACAAACTATAGCCGTGATTTTTACCACGTGACGTGTAAATAAAAATAGCCCAACCTCCATTTTCTGCAAGTATAGGTCTAAGATAAGCCCATGCGCTCGGGTCACACAATGACCACTCAGAAAACGTCAAACCATAAGGAGGCGAACCAACTAACGAGTTATAGTTATCAGAGCCTACAACCTGCCAACTTGAGCCATTGACAAATTTAATCATCATCTCTTGTTCACGTGTAGTTTCTCTTATTTCATGTGGAAATGCCTCATCAATACGCCTCACACCTGTATGAGGGTTTACAGCTTCCCAAATAGCCTTTCTTGCCTGTGCTGCCTGCGGTAACATATGCCAGTAAGTAGCCGTCTTTTCCATAGCTGATACAGCAGCCCAGTGTAACGCAATATCATCTTTACCCCATCTACGGTGTGCAACTATACAAGCTCGCTTTGCACCATTACATAAAGCCTTCCATGTGGGCTTTTGATATTTTCTAGGTTTCCAGTTGTTAGGAATCTGTATTTTCATCTTTTAAAAATCTTTTTACGTCACCTTTTTTTTGCCAAAATTGCCATATCGGCTTTGTTGCATATAAACGTATTGTCGAAATAGATTTATTTATTGACTTTGCCAACTCTTTATAAGAGTGGCGTTTATAACCGCATAATCCATGAGCCTTTTTAAAAATATCAACCTTAACATCTTTTAAAGATGGATCTCCGCAACTGTCTATTTCTTTCACTATTGCATCAAGTAATTCTTGCTCTGTTTCAAAGGGCAAAGAAGCTAACATTTCACTTGCTACTAGTCTATATTTTCCCATAATATTGTTACATTTTATAAGTTAAAACTTGTGATATTGAGCATTTAAAACTTACTTATCTACATTCTTATTAACTATGATTTGTATATCGCCTGTGTGTTCCATTTCGGTAGGTAGTAATTTAGAATACATTTTATAGAACTCTGTCTTTTCTTCTTTCGCCCAATCTGAAAAAGACTTATCGCCCCCGATTGTTTCATATACAAACAAAAGACTATTTTTAACGTCTTGCCCTATTTTATTCTTAGTGCCTTTAGTTCTACCGCCTACTTTTTTATGACCTTTTTCAAACTTTGGCATAAAATCCTCACTGTTTTAGTGAATAAAGTTCCTTTCCTATTACATTATACTATAATTACTAATTAAATCAACTATTTGTTTTATTCCATAGCTAAATAACAATATATAGCTAGTTATTATAGTCCATTCTATTACCTTACTCACCCGCTTTCTCCTTTAATTTTTATTCAATTATCATGTATTGATATATTCTATCTTCTGGACACCATTCAACCCAATCAACTGCCTTTAAATCGCTAGAATGCACCTCTTTTAAATCAGCGCAATTATCATAACCGCCATACTGAATAATTAATTTACAATCAGATAAATTTGGATTGACCCCCGTATTCTCTATCCACACTCCTTTTTGCGGTTCTTGCAGGTATTGGATTATTGCTTTAAGGTTAGACTCACAATATGGAATCTCAAATTCTTCGCCATCTTCATTAAAAAACACATTGTCTGTTATCTGATTTAGCCAATTAATACATTCCTCTTTTGTAGGCTGAGGGTCTAAACTGCGCCTTAAGTTGTATATAGCCTTGTCGAGCATTATATTAGCGTCCACTTTCTCTATAGGGCTCACATTCTCTTTCTCATCTAAACTTATTATATTATCCTCAGCCTCAATAACAGCCCTTGCAGCTTTTTCTATTTCATTAGTCATCTTTATCCCCTCCCATATACAAGTCTAAAGCAAGTATTGTAAGTTTTACCAATATCCATACAGGCTTCCACCGCCTTCCCTTTCAGGATTCTTATCTCATTATCTGCCTAAAACAATAATCACGGCTATATTTCTCTTGGCAAGCCTTCATAGCTTTCATATCCTCATAGCCCATATATGCAAAGCCTGATAAAACTATTAACACTAGTAATATTCCTGCTAATAACTTTTCCATAACATACCCCTTATATTAACTTATATTTCTTGCCATTAAGCGTTATAATCTTATCGCTACTTGATTCAGCTTCTTCTATAATATTAAGGATACCATATTCAACCGTCGCACCTCCGTTTAGCTCAGTACATGTAATGGTTTTATCTTCGTCTGATATTTTACGCCACGTACATACACCTGCAAATATTTTTAAACCTGCTGTTATTGTGGTGTTTGCTGTTATATATAAACCTGCTGCTATTCCATGCGATTCACCAGCTGTAATAAACCCACCAGCTTCGATAGACTTACCAGCTGTAATAGACCCACCAGCTTTGATAAACTCATTAGCTACGATAGACCAACCAGCTGTAATAGACCCACCAGCTTTGATAGACTTACCAGCTTCGATAGACTTACCAGCTTTGATAGACCAACCAGCTTTGATAAACCCACCAGCTTCGATAGACTCACCAGCTTCGATAAACCCACCAGCTTTGATAAACCCACCAGCTTTGATAAAGCCCGTTACATATATAGGTTTATCTAAATCCGTTAAATCTATACATTCTACACTCATTAAATCACCGTCGATTTTATAACGATAACCCTCGTCAACTAGCCTTTTATCTGTTTTAAGTATCTTCATCTTTTAGCCCTTATATTAATTTTAAGCCCTTCCTAGCCACAAGTTTAATCTTTTGTAACCGTAACTACTCTTTATCGCCCTGTAAGGCTATCCAGATATTATATGTTTCGTTTATCTGCTCAACTACATGCTCAGGGATTTGCAATTCACCTGTACGCCATCTTTGAACAGTCCTTTTACTAAAATCCGTCATATGTGCTAGAGTAACAATCCAATGATACCCTAACACTTCCCTTGCTTGTTCTTGCCAACTCACTTTATAATCTTCCAAATTAGCACACCTATAATTAATCCAACTGATATATTTAAAAAAACCCAATCCACAAATGTAAATATCTCACTCATATATTACCAACCTAACTAATCCATTTATCTCGCAATTTTATCTCTAATTCAATTAACTGACAAAATATGAAGCATAACAACCCTTCTTCAAATTTTAAGCTAATTATCATTACACATCCAATAATCGCAAATATAATAATTACTATTCTGTTTACAATGTATGACATGTTAGACACACTACACCCCCAATTCTTTTAGCAACTCATCATCAGTCATATTTTTTATTTCTTCCGAAATTTCCCCATCTGCAATCTTAAGCAGATTAAGGTATTGCTCTTCGGTCATATTGTTAACTATAGTTTGAATATCTGTCATAATCGTTACTCCTGATTTTATAGACTTGCTTTATTGCCTGTCCTGTTATTATTTATACAGTGTCATATGTGATATGTCAACACTTGTTTTAAAAATTAATTACTCATGATTTCCTTATAGGCTATACTTCCCTTCTAGGCATAAAAAAGTTTTTACCGTTTCTTTGAATTATTTCCTGCCCTTCCCAATGATAATCACTCCAAGCACAATCATAATTATCTTCAGTTAGTATAAATTGTGACAAACATGTCAAATTAAACAGCTCATTAGACTTTTCTATTAAGAACTTACTTGGTGATTCATAATCACTTTTGTTAAGTTTAAAATCATGCTTATCGGTTATTAAATCTCCAACCTGTGGCTCAAATATGCCTATACTGTCTGTGTGTATAAAGTGCTTTTTTCTCTTTGATTTTAAAATTAAATTACTAACATAGGTTTTCGTTGCTCTCTTAGCGTCCTTAATGTGCAAAGGCACTTTTATCCACTCTCCTTTTACTCTACGATAAATATTATAATTAACCCCAAACTCCCTCGCCATATATGCTGCTATCAATGGGTCATCGTAATATAGTTTCATGTTATACCTCTTTTGTTAATAAAGTGAGGGGCATATAAGGTGGATTTTAACAAAGTATTAATGGTTAACACACCCCTCACTATCCACGTAGGGATTCTTTACACGTCTAACTCGTATGTTTTTTTCTTAACTGATTCAAGGTTTTTTTCTGCTTGTTTATAGTAACTTTCCTTTAGCTCACATCCTATAAATTTTCTTTGTTTTTCAAGCGCAACATAACCCTCCGAGCCAATCCCCATAAAAGGACTTAAAACAACATTTCCCTTATTTGTCCATAGGTCTATAGCTCTTGATATTACTTGCAGTTGCAATGGGCATATATGACGTTCATCATCATGTTCACGTGCTGACCTGTGTTGAAGTGTATCAGATGGATTAATATCCATCCACACAGGACTTGCATATTTTTGCCATACTCGACAAGGGAAATTCTCATTTGTATGCTTTATCGGATCTAGGTTGTCTCCCTTTTTTCGCATTGTAACCAAGTAATCTGGTATGCCTTGTCTACTCATTGCACTATCTTTTTTTATTTGCTGGTGCTTCAATCCAAGTGCTTTTGTTCTTTGCATTGCTATTACTGGGTCTTTCCATATACACACTTCTGAATGATAAACAAAGCCTGCATCTTGATAAGCCCTAATTATATCCCCTCTAAAATCCTGAATACCAATAAAACCATCACGCTGTTTGGATGTAGGTAGATTCATACAGTGAATTGATACAAGCCTACCTGGTTTTAAAATTCTATATTGTTCTTTTATTAAAAATTTATAATGATTCCAAAACTCTTCGTATGTTTTGCTGTTACCCAAATCCCTATCAGAATGTGAATACGTGTACAAAGATGCAAAGGGAGGAGAAAATATTTGAAAATCTATAGATTCACTATCTAAGAATTGCAACACTTCACAACTATCGCCATTGTATATTGAGTAAGTATCTGTTTGTTTTTGATTTATAACTGTTTTCATAATAATTATCCTAAAATAATGGTTTTTTAAATGATACGCTTGGAGCGTATTCTTTTGTATTTTTTGTAATAGTTCTTATTTTATTACTCTGAAAATCTCGCATTTGATTTAACATTTCCAGTTTCATTTCTTTTGCTTGCAAATCCTTTCTTTTAATATTTTGCAGCACATTTCCTTCCGTCTCAGCCACTATAACATGCACATTAACATCTTTTGTTTGACCGAACCTCCAACACCTTCTTATTGCTTGGTACATCTGCTCGTACGAATCGGAAAGTCCTACAAACGCCATATTGCTGCAATGCTGCCAGTTCATGCCAAAACCAGCGATAGACGGCTTACTAATCATTCTTTTAATATTACCATTTGAAAATCCGTGTAGTCTACTTGCCTTTACTTCTGGTTTATCACTTCCTTTAACTTCGACAGACTCATTAATAGCTTTTCTTAACCTTTCAGATTCATCATTTCTATCGCACCATAATAAAAAAGGCTCATCATTGTTATTAACCAGCTCAGCAGCCTGATTAACTCGGACTTCTACAGTCGCCCGCCTTTCTGATTGCCTTTCGCGTAATGTACTAGCCTGCATTGGAAATAGGAAATCACTAGATTTGTGCTCTACGCTAACAATATGCTGATGATAAATTAAATCTGTTTTTTCAAAACCTTTGTCGCTAAAACCTATATCACTAGGTTTATCTAGCATAACAGCCCATTGACTTACCCACTCCCAATAGTCCGCCTTTGCATGTCCTTTTAATCTCCATTTGGAAGTTTCACCGCCATCATGCACAAAGAATGTTGCAAGCATTTCTTCACGATTCATAACGCCTAAAAACTGACTATGGTTTGCAAGCTCCATTAAATCGTTTGGACTTGGTGTAGCAGTACAACACAATTTGAAATCGGTATATTTAAACATATCGATTAACTGATTGCGTATTTTTCCAGTAAAGTTTTTTAATATTGATGATTCATCTAATACAACTCCTGAAAATTGCGATGCATCTATCGTATGAAGTTTATCATAATTCAATATTTGAATTTTACTTGAACAATCATACCAGTTTATGTGCTCGTTAATTAATAACGCCTCATCAATTGTCTGATTGCCCACTGCTAATGGTGCTAAAATTAAAACAGGCTTGCCAGTGTATTTAGCTACATTTGCAGCCCATGATATTTGCATAACAGTTTTACCAAGTCCACAATCTGCAAATATTGCACATTTACCTTTTTTTAATGCCCATTCAACCAAGCACTTTTGATAATCAAAAAGTTCATTGTGAATATTATATTCTGATACACCTTTAAAACTGACATTAAATGATTTTTTAGATAAAAACTGATTATAGTTCATAAAATTCTCGCATTTATTATTTATTTTAATCCCTCCGATTATTATTTATTTGGGAGGGACGCAATCGAGATAACGTCCCGATACAAGCTTATTATCAATCCTCTGGTATGTCAATATCATAATCATCTTTAATTTGATTTTTTGCTATATCTTTTGCAGCATCTTCTGATAACTTACCGTCATACATGCATATGCCTACACGTTCCCAATATTCTTGCAGTATTTCTGATATATGTTTCATCACCAAGCCTCCTCAAATGATTTTTTATTCATATCAAACCTTAGTTTTATATCGCCAACCCGACCTATCTTATCGTGATAACGTGACTTTGCTGTCTTAAAAATAGTAGTCCCTTCTGGTGTTCTATGCACTACACAGCCAAGCTCTGGTTTATTAAACCAATGTGCTGAATCCGATATATCATACAAACTTGGTATGTTGTAATTACCATCCTTATCTTTGTACTGTTTGGCAGGGTGTGCAACTACCATTATATGCACTTTCAATACCTTAGCTAATCGTTTTAATTGAACTATAGCCCATCCAACATACTGAGTTAATGACTCGTTTATCGCAGGTTGATGCTCTAATTCATTCCACGGGTCTAGTATTATTATTTTACAATTCATTTTATCTACTGCATATTTTACTTTATCTATAAACCACTCTAAGTCTATGTATTCATTAGCGTTTAACTGTTGCCTCTCACTAGGCATAATAAAAGCAAACCTCTTGTCTATCCACCTGTAAGCTTGACTCTCATCTCCTAACCCCTTACCTACATACCACTGTATTAAACTTGGTACTTGGTCTTCTTGTGGGTCTTGCTCAAAACTTGCAAAGGCAACCTTTAAATCTGAATTGTTTAGTAACGTTGTACACAACAAATCATTTAATAACGTAGTTTTTCCCATGCTCGGAATACCAGTTAATACAGAAAAATCACCCTCTCTAAACTTAAACAGCTTACTAGTAACATGCCCTGTTTCATAGGTTCTTCTTGGTTGTTGTTTGGGTAATTCACTAAGTTTAAAAACCCCGTCCTGGTCTAGTATTCTAGCAGTATCTAAAGACTTTACAATCCCTTTTTGTCCATATTTTACAAGGGTTTCGTTAATATCCTTGCAGCCTTGAGGGTACTTGATTTCGTGACACTTACCTCTACCTATCTTTGATGCTAGGTCATTCAATAAATTACTTCCGTTTTTATCAGAATCAACTGCAAGTATTACCTTTGGTTGCTTTCGGATAGTATCAATCATACCGTCAAGAAACTGGTATTTTTTGCCATCTCCTCCCATTTGTTCATTAGGCGCACCCTCTGGAACTGATATAGTTTTAGGATAACCTGATTGTATGAACGTTATAGCGTCCAACTCACCTTCGCAAATAATCAATGGCTCATCTTTCCATTTTTCGTTTTGTAAACTGTCAATGTTGTAAAATATCTTCTCTCCATCTTTGTCTTGATAAAATTTCTTCTCGTCTAAACAACGATGCTTTGCGTTTACCTTCACACCTTCTCTGTAGTATGGTATCTCTATCCAGTTTTCATCGTTTTGCTGGTACTCTGTTACGCCTCGGTCGAACAACAACCCTAGCTCTAGTTTTCTGTCTTTCGCAAATTCTGCTAATTCCATTTTCCCCTCCTAATTGGATTTTACCTTTTATTCCACAATGAAAACAGTGATAAACAATAACGTCCCCTTCTCTTTTCACCCCCAAGCATTTATCACGTTTCTTTTTGCGATGTGGTGAACATACTGGGCATGTTTGCATGTATTCACCTTGTGTTCTCCATAAGTCTTTAATTGTTATCATTTTCCACCTCCATAATAGCACGCCCTATAATCTCAGGTATTTGAGGGACTACGCTATTTCCTAATGCTCTAAGTCTGTGTGTCCTTTGGGAAAACCCATCATCTCCTCTACGTATGAGGGGTTCGGATATGTGGTTATCCCAGTTTGCCCATATACTTCGTTCAACACATCCCGAACGTTTGACTTCTTCGCCCCCTTGCGTGGGGTATCCTTCGCCCTGCCCCCTTTCTCGTCCGATGCTGTTTGTGTCGGCAACAGCGCTAATGTACGAGCTAATCCAAGACTCCCATTTTTTCCATTTCTGTTGATTTTCCTTAGTGTTCCGGACTTGTTCCTTTTGTAGGTGTCCTTTTTTCCTATTATTGCTCCCACT